TCAAAGATGACCCCTCAAGAACGAGGCGAAGTCTACTTCGGAAATGACTATCAATCTGAGCAAGAAGACTTGTTGACGATGGTTGTTTGCTATAAGAAGAAAGCCGGCAACATTACAAAATACACACTTATTGAATACATCATTGCCGATTATCAAGGGGAGACCGTTACATCTCGTAAGGTTGACCAAGCGACGGGTGAGCCAATCTTCACAGAGCGGACCATTCCATCCAATTTAGATGATGTTGATTATTCATTCTATGTAAATCTTGAAAAACGCACATCGTACTCGATTGAACGAGAGAAAGAAATGCTCCTTGAGTTGTATCAAATGCAACATCAATACAAAGATAAAGTTAAGTTGATTAATCAACTCGACATCTTGGGTGCTTATGACTTATCGAATAAAGAGGTTCTTGTCGAACGCTTTAAAGAGTTAAGTAAACGCTCAGATGAAGAACGCAGTCAATTGATAACTCAAATCGTAATGATGGCTCAACAGGTAGGCGTTTCGCAGGAGGTGGTCCAACAATCTATTCAAGAATTATTAGGAGACACTGAGATGACACCAATCACTGACCAATTGATTCAAGAAATGAAACAAATGGCGGCTCAACAAGCGGCTCAACGCCAACAACAAATGCAACAATTCACCGATGAGATGAGTCAAGCAGGCGTTCCAGCAGCCCAACTCCAAGCAGCACAAGCACAAATGGAAGGTCAAGTTCCACAATAAGAGGCGTAAAAGCCTCTTTTTTAATAAAAATAACACAAAATTCACAAAATCTATTGACAAACCTACTATAAGTAGTATAGTATAGTATTGGTGAATAACCCTGTCTGGGCAGAAACCCACGAGTAAGAGAACAACTTGACTGGACAAGTATAAAAATCCTTGGAAAGAGGGGTGTTGTAATGGAAAAAGATTTTACAAGCATTGCTGAGATGGACCAATTTTTTGAAGCAAACAAGGTTGAGGTGAAGGAAGAAACGCCACCAGAGGTAGAAGTACCTGAAGTGGAGGTCGTTGAAGAAATCCCTGAATTAGATGCAACTGATGAGGAATCCACTCAAGCGGACGAAGCAACCGAAGACGAGGAAGATGAAGTCGAAGAGGAAGTTAGTCCAAAAACAAAGCCAACCAAAGAAGACAAGCGTGACTTTGCATTTAGCAAATTGCGTAAGGAATCTGCGGAGGCAAAGAAAGCATTTGAGGAGCAAAATGCTCTCGTTCAACGCTTAATGAAGGAAGCCGGGTATAAAGACTATGACAAGTTCAAGGAAGCCCTTGACAAACAATTCTCTGAGAAAGAGATGAAGGAAAAAGGCTACACCAAGGACCAATACAATGAAGTCGAAGTGCTAAAACAGCAAAATAAAGAACTCGAAGCCAAACTTGAACAGACCTCGAAGAGAGAACTAACCACTAAAGCCCAAAACTTTGACAAAATGGTTAGAACCTACGCAGGTCAATACAAAGTGAGTGCTAAGGATATTTATGAAAGCCTAGATGAATCTGGGTTCACTGCTGAATTACTACTTAACTTACCTAATCCAGAAGTTCTTATTCGTGGTGTAATGGCTGACAAGGTTAAACCTGTCGAAAAACCCATCAAGAAAGCAGTTGATACAGAGAAACTACCCTCCGGAAGTGCTGGTAAGAGCGAAGTCAATTTTGATGATTTGCTCAAGGCTGATTTAGAAGCCTATAAAGCCCGAAAGGGTAACGCATAAATAAAGGAGCGTGAACACACATGTCAATTAACACATTAGCAGTTGCTCAACAAAACGGTCTATCCGTTACCGAATACTGGCAGAAACGCCTACTCGGAATTATCGCTATTGAGCGTAGCGAATTTGTATTTCAAACATTAGGGGTCCAAAAAGACATTCCAATGAACCAAGGTACTAAAACCTTCACGATGAGACGCTACAATCGTCTACCTGTAAATCTTACCAACCAACTCTTGGCTGAAGGTGTTCCACCTACTGCATTAACAGTTGAAGGTCAAAAGATTTCAGGAACTGTTTCCCAATATGGGGCTATCATCAAAGTTACCGATGTTACTGAAGATATTCACTTCGACAACATCAAATCCGTCTATCAACCTGAATTGGCTCGTCATGCCTTAGAAGTCATCGAACGCACTATCTTGGCTGCTTTCTCGGAAGCATCTGAATACTTCGTTGGAAACCACACTGACAAAGCAGACTTAGCAGATACCGACATCTTAACCTTCGTAGACCTCCGTCGTGTTGCGTTGAAGATGAAGATTAACCTCCGTAAAGGTCATTCCTCAACTGGTACTCCAATTGTTGTAGTTCGTCCAGAAGTCATGCAAGATTTACTTGATGACGATGCTCTACAAAACAAGATGTTGGCTACTGGCATGGAAAACACCCCAATTAAAAACGGTAGTTTGAAATCCTACAAAGTCTACGACTTGTTTATCCAAGAAACCTTAGTTGGCGAAGTTGAAGTTATGCCTGCTGTTGGTGAAGTGCCTGCATTCCCTGTTTATAGTTCGTATGTACTTGGTTTTGAACCTTACATCGTCTTAAAACTCGGTGGATTATCTTGGCATGATGTTCCATTCAAAGCCACTGCTGGTAATGAATTGGCTCAAATTGCTTCCGTAGGTTACAAGATGCACACTGGTGCTAAGGTCATTGACCCACTAGCGATTACGATTGTATACAGCCGTTCCAACTATGCAACGGAAGACTTAACAGCAACCGATGTCTGGGCTAAACCAGCATCACAAGCTTAATTAACTCATGAAAGGAGTGTGTAATTATGGGAAAGAAACTAAATGAATCCTCTGTCGATATTTCTGAAGTCATTGCGGATAGTGTGGAGGTTACTTCGAAAGAGGTAGCCCCCGCATCCGTGCAAAACACAACGATTGTACAAACAATCAATCCGGGGTTAGCAAAACAACAGGCTGACAATGAGCGTATTAAAAAACTTAATAACGACTTTATCAAGCAACTTAAGAAAGAAACCAAGATTGCCTTCAAACCACCAAAACACTATGCGGACGCTTTGAGCCCAATCTACATCTTCTCGCTTAATAATCATGATGTCGTTGTACGATTCGACGGAACGACTCAGTACTTCCCAGAAACGGTTTACAAGTTCTTAATGAACAAACTAGCCCGAATCTTGGATGGAAATGTATCACAGAACGAAATCAAAGAATTGTAAGAGGACTAAAAATCCTCTTTTCTTTTGGTCTAATCCATGCTATAATGATGAAGAAATGAGGTGATGTTATGAAACTTAAAGACATTATGACTTGGTCAGACGGCTTCACAGATGAAGTGCAAACAGGACCGACTGCACTCGGGTATGCTAACAAGGTGATTGCGATGGTAAACACCAATTTTAATACGAAGTTGCCATTTATTACAGACATCAACGCTGACTATACTGCATTGGACGATAACTGGTTTGTTCGTTTTATGATGGCTGCTTTGAATTATGGGATTAAGATGAATGATGGCTCGATGAGCGAAGCAATGGAATACAAGAGTGACCTAGAAGTTGCGATGTATGAGTTTGAAGGTACGGACAAGAGTGTTGTGATTCCTCTTGAAGCGAATCGTGGGGATGGTTTTGTTATCAACCAAATCGACACCTCCTATGCGATTGACCAAGGTTGGTTTGGGGCATCGTCTCCCGATTGGACAGGTTGGTAAGACATGGCTCGCTATACACAAGTACGAGGTAATCCTGAACAAAAATTGATGGTGCTCAACACCGATTTTTCTGGCGGAGTAAACCTTATGTACTCTGATGACTTATTAAAAGATAATGAGATGCGATACATGATGAACTACGAACTTGATAACACAGGTGAGTTGCGTTCTCGTAAAGGGTATAGTCAAGTAGATGCTTTGACCACGCTCTTGTATGAGGGTGTAACAACGATTGAAGACTTCCCGATTATCTCTCGTGTTGACTCGGCAATTAAGAACATCATCCTCTTTAGAGTCATCCAAAGTGACAATAATGTATGGAAAGAATTAAGCGAATTTAAGACCTTGGCAGAGTATCAAACCTATCATGGAACCGATAACAACAAGATACGCCTTTTTATCCTCGCTGAGTTACCAAATGGCACAGTTAAGTATTGGGTTAAGTCTTATACCATTGGGCTCGCTACGGTCACGAAAACAGGGGCTACGGGCATTTTACCATTCGCATTCACTGGAAAAGACAATCTACTTAATGTAGCAACCGGTGAACAATATGGTAAAATCTTCTTTACCTCAAATGATAGTGGTTTAGTTGAGTTTGATACCGAAGCCAATACCTTCAAATATGTAGGAGACTTCACAGGACAAACCAATAGTGCTTATAAACCAAACGGAATTGAAGTTCGTAAGGTTGGATTTAATGTGTTGGGCGATGACCCACTAACTTGGATTGATAATTCTGGCTTAACGGTCGAGTCGATTCAAGGCGTTTACTTAACCACAACGGATAGGATTCCTTTATCTTCGATTCCTACGGGGATGACAATTCAAGTGAACATTATTCACACAGGCGACTTCCATGACTTTACTTTAATCTTCTCTGAATACGAGAGTCCAATTGATGCTACGGTCACAAAGAACTTAACTCTGTCAACCACAGGTATTGCCGTCTACGATGTCGACTTCTTAACTAAACCAAGCACCGAGTTGCAAATTAATATTGCATTTACCGAACCTACGGTTTTCTTGGAAGACTACATTGACTTCTATGAAGTTGGTGCATACGACACCTCTTCTAAAACGGTTGAGACTTTGGACATTGGTGGCTATAAGGTCATTCAAATGTATGACCGATTGGTGTATTACAAAGGAAATGAGATTTGGTTCAGTGACATTAACAACTTTGGATATGTTCCTAACTTCAACTACTTGCTTTTGCAAATTGACCAAAGCGATGAGATTGTGAAAATTATCTTCTTTCGCACAAGTTACATGGTCTTCACCAAGAAGTCCATTTGGAAACTATCAGGACAATTTGAGCAAAGCACTCTAGCCCTATCCCTCGTCAATGACGATGTAGGTTGTATCTCGGCTAACTCGATTGTGCTTGTTGAGAATGTTTTATTCTTCATGAGTACTCGTGGATTAAGAGGCTTGAAGACGGATACATTTAGAGAAAATCTTGAGAATATGGTTGAGTTTGACCAAAAGATTTATCCAATCGTACCAACTAATAATAATAGTTATGGCTTTGTTTACAAAGACCAATACATCTTAATGGCAAACAATCGTGGACCTAAGAAGAGCGTAACCATTCGCAACCGTGCCTATGATGTCCCAGATGTGATTAAATACTACTATCGTACCGGTTCGTTCTCGTTTGAAGGATTTGAGGCAGACAACTACCCTCGATTCATTATCTTTGAACAAGGTGAAATGTACTCCTTAATGGACAAGACAGTCACTAAGTTTGGACAAGGCTACGATGACTTTGGCAAATCATATAAAGCAATCTTTGAGACAGGCGGTGTATCTGTAGGTTATCCAATCCATGAAAAGAAGTTCAAACATGTAGCGTTCAAACTCGGTGGTGAAGCCGAAATTAACACGATTTATGTTGAGACCTTTGGAGACGGGATTAAACACCAAGATGTTGCATTAACTTATGATGCAGAAAGCCCTGATGTTGAACTTGAGAGTGCTCGCTTTATGGTTAAGAAAGAACGCTTACCTGCTAAGTGTCGAAACCTAGCCGTACGAGTTACCATCTATGATGCGTTTAACACAACGATTCAATCAATTGGCTATCTCTTCAAACTTGGAAAGGTGCGTGAAAACTAATGGCAATTGAAAAAACAATTAACCTTTCCCCAACTTCCGAGGAAAACACGGCATATCAAACAAGCGGGTCTGTGTCTACTCGTGACTTCAAAATTTTAAGAAAGAAGGCTGACGGACTCTCCGCCAGTCTTTTGGTAGCACAACAAGAAATTGACTTACGAGTCTTGAGTTCGGATTATAATGGGAACACCTTAGTGTCCTTGATTAACTTACAACCCGACACCATCAAGATTCAAGCCAAGAACTTAGTCTTGACGGGCTTAGTTACTTTTAACAACCTTGCCAACGGTGGAGAAACAACCATCAATGGTAGCAACATCACAACCGGTGCTCTTAATGCGAATCTCATTACCGTAGGTACTTTATCTGCGGATAGAATCTATGGAGGAACGATTAACGGAAGCGTTGTCAATGTTACAAACCTTAATGCAAGCAATATCAATGCAGGCTCCCTAAGTGTTGACCGATTAACGGTTGGTACGGTCTCTGGGTGGTATTTTGGTTCAAGTTCAATCTCTCGTAACGGTATTACTCTAGGTGCAGACTATATCTCACTTGGAAACCAAGGGACTTCAGGCTCTACGATTAACTTAGGTAGTGCTAAGATTTATAACTATTTTGGCTCTTCGGTTGGTGTATCGAGTAACTTCTATGCTCAAGGTTTAGTAACTTGTCAAGGAATCAACTCAAATGGTACAATCCGTTCAACCGATGATGCTGCTCACGCTCTAGGAACTTCAGGATTTAGATTTACAGAAGTTTGGGCGGTTGATGGTTCAATTAACACCTCTGACATGGAAGATAAAGTTGATATAATGTCGATTGATAAAGGTGTTGATTTAGTTCTAACAATGAAACCCGTTCAATTCAAATGGAAAGATAAGGTTCGTTTACACTATGGGTTCTTGGCTCAAGAGGTTAAAGAGTCGATGACTCAAGTAGGAATTGATGATGCAGGTGTGTATATCGACCCTGCAATGTCTGGCGAAGAAGGTCACAAAGGTTTACGCTATACCGAACTTATTGCTCCAATGGTTCAAACCATTCAACACTTAAATGAAAGGATTACTTCTATTGAAAACGCACGAGCACTATAAACAACTGTGGGTGGATAAACTCGGTGCTTGTGCCGTTACGATTGGGAGTCACATCTTCTATGACTTAGACAAGCCTTATGTTGAAGAACGCATACGCAAACACGAGCGAAAGCATGTGGAGCAATATAAAAAGTATGGACTTTTGGGCTTTCTTATGGTATACTTCTTTTGGTACATATTAGGAAGACTTAATGGTAAGAATCATTGGCAAGCCTATTATGCAAATCCCCTAGAAATCGAAGCAAAGAAAGCAGAAAAGGAGTGATAATATGGAAATTAGTGCAGAAAAATTGATGTCTGAATATGATGAAATGTTGGCTCAAGCAAATAGAACAATTGTGTTACTAAGAGCCGAAAACGCTATACTAAGAGAAGAACTCGCAAAGAAAGAGGGTGACACCAATGGCTAAAACAATCTTAATAACATGTCTTGACGGTTCACTCACCGCTAGCAAACAACAAGAGGGGGATAACTTATCCACCCTTTTAACCGTAGACTTTACAGGATGTGGAGTAGACACTTGGGCTAAATGGGTTGACATTGTCGTTCCGGATGGAACAGGAGCCCCTATTCTTTTAGGTAGTTCAATTATTGCTACTTATGAAATACCCGACACTTGGACAAAACAAGGTCGTCTACAAGTTCAAGCCTATGCGATTGACGACACAGGCAAGAAAGCCTACTACGATGTTAAGCACATCGTTATCAATCGTTCATTACTTGTTGTCGATAACACATTAGGTTATGACCCAACGACGCTTGGAACGCTTCAAGATGCTATCTCCACTATGGAAATTAAAGTGGACGAAATTTGGTCCGAGTATGAAGCTGGAGCGTTAGGTGGTGATTCTGCTTATGAAATCGCAGTACAAAATGGATTCGTTGGAACTGAAATACAATGGCTTGCTAGTTTAGAGGGCACAGACGGTACAAACGGAACGAATGGGACTAATGGTACGAACGGAACAAATGGCTTAGATGGGGATAACGGTTTATCAGCCTTTGAAGTTGCTGTGGCTAATGGATTCATTGGAACAGAAGCTGAATGGTTAGTAAGTCTAATCGGAGCTAAAGGCGATGATGGTGATAGTGCTTATCAAATCGCTGTGGCAGGTGGGTTCGTAGGAACTCAAGCTGAGTGGCTATTATCACTTAATGGTACAGACGGTATGGATGGAGCAGATGCAGTAGCAGGTAAATTACCAAGTCAGTATGCTGAATTGTCAGCTCCTGCTGGAGTAACCTCTGCTACTTTGATTGATGTACCAAGTATGGTCACAACCATTCATTTAGATGAAGCTGTTGAAATTGCAGTATTCGCTTCGTTTGAAATGCAAACTATTTCTGGGGCAACAAGTTCTGTTATTGAAATAGCTGTACAAATTGATGGAGTAGACCACGACCCACTCAAACGATTCTTATCTGGAAGTAATGACTTAGGGATTGGTGCTATTACACATCGTTCTGATGAACTTCCTGCTGGTGACTATGTCGTTAAATTAAGATTTAGACGAGTGTCTGGGACTTCAACTCCTGCATTAAACCACGCACATATGGTTGTTATGGCGATGCAAGGGGCTAAGGGAACGGATGGTCAAGGTGTTCCTACAGGGGGTGTCTTGGGTGATTTACTCATTAAACAAAGTGCGACCTATGCTGATGCTACGTGGCAGACTCCTCCATTTATTAAATCAGATGGTTCAAACTCTGCAATTGCTTTATTGACATTCGTAGGGGGTGGAGCATTACAATATAATACAATTCAAGATGGTTTAGAAGTTGTCAATCCTGATGGAACCACTTTAAGAGTGGGGGCTGAATCTTGGTTTGATGAGGGTAAGGCAACCGAAGCTATTCTCAATGGGGATAATGTGATGTTAGCAGGTTCTCAAGGTGACCACTACTTAGTTAAGAAAGCTGTATCCAGTGAATTGGCTACTAACCCTAATTTATATTTAGGTGTGGCTACGATGGACATTGCGATTAACCAATTTGGCAAGGTTACCAGCCTTGGTTTAATTCATGACTTAAATACATCAGCTTGGACAGTCGGTACGGAATTATGGTATAACCCAAGTACGAATGGCTTCACCAGTGTACAACCACCAGTGACAGGTGCTCGCATCAATGTAGGTATGGTAGTTGTTCAACACGCTAGTGCAGGTATTATCTTAGTTAGACCTAACATTATGAAAGGTTATACAATTGCTGAAATAAACACGCTACTTAGTGGTAAGGCTAATACCTCACATACACACGCTATCTCAGATGTGACTAATTTACAAACAACACTTGACGGCAAGGCTTCTAATACACATACTCACACTATATTTGATACTACTGGACTACAAACAGCTTTAGACGCTAAGGCAACTACAACTACCTACACTGCCACACTTCCATACACTTCTTGGACAGGTTCTTCTGCACCGTTCTCAAAAGCAATTACCGTAAGTGGTATTCTTTCAACAGACATTCCTATATTTGATGTAGAACTAAGTGGAACATACGCAACTGATATCACACGCAAAGATGAGTGGGCTAAAGTCTATGGCTGGGCAACTTCTGCAAACACAATTACATTCTACGCAACAGAAGTACCAAGTGTTGACTTGCCTTTAAATATCAAGGTGGTTCGCTAATGGCACAAGGGCTAATTAACAACGGAGTTAGCGTTAGCAAGTCATTCTCGCCTAACGAATATCAATTACTCGCAGACTATACCGTCAGTGGAAGTGCAATTACATCTTTTACTTTCGGTACTTTATTAGCACCATTGAGAATAAACGCAGATGAAGAAGTGGTATTGGTTGCGACAATAGATGGAACTGCGTTTAATAATGTTTCAATTTATTTTAACGGAAATACAACAGGAACAAACTATTATAATCAACTATTATCTGCTAGTAATACTTCTGTTAGTGGTTTAAGAACAAATAGTTCTTATGCTTTATGGACTTCATTAAATTGTGTTTCTTTAATAAACATAAAATTGACAAATAATGGATATATTGTTTGGCAGTCAAATAATGAGAGATATTTTTCAACAAGCAATGTTGATTTAATTAACATTTATGGAACTTCAACATTTACCACAAGTCAAATTACATCATTAACAATTACTCACGCTTCTGCTAACGGTATCGGCATAGGTTCTAGATTTCAACTCTACAAAGTGAAAGGACAGGTACAACAAACATGGGCTACAACTTAACACAAATAAATCCTGCATATACTTTAGTGGCTGATACCATTGTCGGTACTGCAACTACAACGGTTGATTTAACAGGCTTGAACATTACAAAAGATGATGACTATATGTTGGTTAGCGATATATACGCTACAAATATTAGTGATGTTAAAATGTATTTTAATGCGAATTACACAGTCACGAACTATTACAATCAAGAAATGTATGCTTCTTCTACAACAGTTGGTGGTAGTCGTGGTAATTTCCCACAATTTTCATATTTAGGAGGTATTTCTTATAAAACACAGTCGTTCACAAACATTAAACTAACAAATAATGGTTATGTAGTTTATCAATCTAAAACTGTGCAAAATTACGGCGGAAGTAGTGTTGTAGTTGATAACTACGCAGGTACTTCAACTTTCACTGCAACAAGCATTACTTCTATTAGAGTATTATGTAGTCAAAATATGGCTAGTGGTTCACGCTTTCAACTCTACAAACGCACAGCACCTGTCATTGCAGATATTACAGTATCAAGTGCTACAACATCAGTAGACATTACAGGATTGAGTATTGATAAGGGTAGTGAGTATATGTTGGTAAGTACCTTAGTGAATGCAAGTGGAAGTAACTCAAACTATATGCTTTATGCTAATACAACATTAAGTGGTTACTATACACAATACTTGTACGGAGCAGGAACTGCTGTTGGGGCAGTTAGAACAGGAGATACATTATTTGGAAATGCCTATACAGGAAGTTCATCATTTGAGATTACTAATATAAAATTAACAAATAATGGTTATGTCATTTCTCAAACTAACGAACTAATGAGATATACTTCTGGTTCACAAATTGAATTGATGAATAGAGCAATCACAACCACATTCACATCAACTACCATTACAAGCCTACGCATAACTTCAAGCGTTGCAAGTGGTATCGGTATAGGTTCAAGATTTCAGTTGATTAAACTTAAATAGAAAGGAGTGATAAAATGAAAATCACACAAGTAGAATATAATGTAGAAACAGGCGAACAAATCGTCAAGGAAGTTGAACTAACAAATGAGCAAGTTCTAGAAATGGAGCAACAACAAAAGGTTAGTCAAATCAACGAGCGTTTACAAGCCATTAGACAAGAACTTCAAGCGATGGACTACAAGACATCTAAACACGCAGATGGTGAGTACACTGATGAAGAATGGGCTAAGGTTGTTGACACTAGAAAAGCGCTAAGACAGGAAATGCGTGAACTTGAACTAGAATGATTAAGTTCAAAACCATTACATTTAGTGGTGTTTCAGTCAAGGTCATTGAAGCCAAAGATGACTTAACGCAAGATGTTCAATTATCAGTCATGGCGGATAGATACGGTAGTCCTAAGAAACTAGCCATTGACTTTCATGACACTGAACTAGAGCAACAAGGTTATCAAAGAATGGCGGTTATCAACGGTGGGTTATTCTTCACTGAAAACGACATCACTTACGCCGAAGGGATAGAAAAGGCTTACGGTATCGTCAATGAACTTGATGACGCTAACTTAGACACCTGTTTATCCCTTGCAACACTTAACGGAAATCCATACATCGCAACACAAGCCTACATCAAAACCAACAAAGACAAGTTTCGTGGGTTTATCACAAGTGCGTTTGGATTATTGAATAACGGTGTTGTAGATAATCGTGGTAAAGTTCAACGAGCGACACAATTCAACTCAAAGTCAGGTCGTACTATTATCGGCAAGAAACCAGATGGAACGATAGTGCTTGCGTCATTCTACGGTATCACAGGCAAGTCAGGACTTACAGGTACTCAAACTAATTTACTAGCAAAGTACTTAGGAATGAATAATGCCGTATGTATGGACGGTGGCGGGAGTGTGAGTATGGTGTATGGGAATGAATGGAAAGTTAAAACAACACGCACGATTAAAAATGCGGTTGGGTTATACGCAAAGGTGAAATAAATTATAAAGGGATTGCTTAATCCCTTTTCTTATGCTATAATACATAGTGAAATGAAAAGGAGCGTGATGCTATGAAAGATTTTCTAAAAGTTATGATTAGTCGTTTCAAGAGTCCTGTTGTTTGGGCAGGTATTATTGCGATTGTAGGCTTAGTTTTCAGCACTGTGGGGGTAACTTTTGCAGATGTTATGACTTGGCAAGGTTTAAAAGAAGTTCTCGTTGGGATTATCACAAGCCCAGCTAAGATTGCTATGATTGTTGTGGCTGTCTACGGTTTTATTAACAACCCAGCTGATAACGCACACTTCTAGGATTTAGTTTATGCAATACGCTAAGTTTCCAATGAAATATGTCAATATAACCCAAGTCCCAAACGGTGGTTACACACATAAAGGTCGGCTAACAGTCGATAACGCAGGCAAGGACGCCGGCATAGATAATGTGCTTGCTCCGTTTGATTGCAAGGTTGTGTGGAAGGACTTAGGAAGTGCTAAGACGGGTGTCCTTATCGAGAACCTAAACCCACTTGAGTGTGCGGATGGTGTTATTCGTAAAGCCGGTAGCGTCCTAGTCATCTTCTGGCACGATAATGACATTACTAATCTACAAATTGGACAAATTATTAGACAAGGTGAGGTCTTCTATCAAGAGGGTACGGCTGGACAAGCAACAGGAAACCACTTGCACTTTGGTGTTGGGATTGGTCCTTACAAAGGTGGATACCCGATGGTTGAAAATGAATTTGGTCGATACGAGATTAAGAATGAGATTCACCCGTCAAACATCTTCTTTATTGACGATTCCAACATTGTAAAGAATACAAAAGGAATGAAGTGGGTTAAGCACACTAAGGACGATGTCAAAGTCGTTGATGAGCTTGCAAAAGTTCCAGATGCTTCCTTCTATATTGGTGAAAAGGTCAAAATTGTTGGTACCCACTACGCAAATGGTATGATTGTTCCTGCTTGGGCTAAACGACAAACCCATGTCGTTGGGGGTTTGCTAAGTAATCGAGTTAGATTAGTTGGTGAAGTGAGAGATAAGAAGGTTTACAAGGTTGGAATCAACTCGTGGTTTTATACAAAGGATGTGGTTAAAGTATGATTACCTCAGAACTAACCATAACAGTCAGTGCCCTATTCCTTGTGGTCGGTGGCATCCTTGGTATTCTTGGATTTATGTCAAAACGAGAGGCTGATAAATACAAAAAGGGTCAAGAGAGTGGGACTCTTGAGACTAAGGTTGATATGATACTCAGCCAATTGGGAGTTATCCAAGATATAAAGGAGAAACAACACGACCATGAGGTTAGAATCACTGTGTTAGAGAATAAAAGAACAAGAATAAAGAGCGTCGATTAGAGGCTCTTTTCTTTTGTTTACAACAATATATAATTGTGGTATAATGTATGAGATAAAAAGGAGCGTGATTGCCAATGACAAATAGATTATATGGAGGTACAATAAACGGTACCCTCCAAACACCAACAAAAAACACAACATCTACTGCAACAGATTTAATGTCGAAATTTAGAGAAGTTGAGAAAACACCGGTAGCAACTTTTGCAGGTATACCCTCTCTTCCACAAATAAACGCACAAAACCAACAAAGCATTAGTTCAATCGGTATGCCTAACTTATCGGTGTATACCCCAGATTACGGAGCACTTGAGAAGTCTTTCCAAGACATACTAAGCTCATATGAGGGATATAAGAGCGCAGCCCAAGCCCAATATGGTGCACAAAAAGGTTCGCTTGATACTAACTTAGAGCAACAAATGCAATCGATTGGTACGGCTAAAGGCGAAAACAAACAAGCATTTGCTGAAGGAAGAGGGCAATTAGCTGAAGATGTGTTCATGCTTAATCGTCAAACACAAGCAACTGCATCAGCTAGAGGTTTAGGTGGTTCAGGTGTTGAGGCAATGGCTAACATCCAAAATCGTATGGCTGCTGGTGAGAGTATGAGTAATATGGCAAATGAATACTTCGATGCTCAAACACAATTGGTTGAAGCCGAACAAGCCACTCGTCAAAACTATGACAACTCCTTACAAAACTTAAACGCATCCTTGCAATCGACGATGGCTCAAATCATGAGTCAAGAAGCATCAAGCAAGATGGACTACACACAAACGATTGATAACCTCAAACGCCAAGTTGTAGCCGATACAAACGCTATGAAACAAGCCCAATATGAGTGGCAAGTTGCTAATGAGCAAGCCTTACAAGGTGCTAAAATCTTGGAAACCGATATACAACGGATGCTTGCAAGTGGAGAAAGTGTTGCGATTCGAGTTAGCAATCTTATTGATGCAGGGTATACTCCGGCTAATGCTAATGCAAAAGTGTTGCAATTCGATAACACACAAAAGACAACCGCTGATAGACAACTCTACACAGGCTTACAATCCCAAATTGACAACTTGCGTAGTCAAGGTGTTAGTGCTACTAACATTAAGAAACAATTCCAAGCAATGGAAGGAGCGTCCGGTATTAACTTCAATCGACTTGACTTTAATGGAACTGGGACGGCTAAACAGGGTAGTCAACAATTCATTCAAAACGCTGCTTCTGGATATGTCTCGCCTCAAGATACGGTGGCTACTGTCATCCCATTCTTGGGACAATCGGGTATGGAGACTCAATTACCACTAACGGCTACCAAGAAGAAATAAAGAGAAAGAGGTGATGTAATGGCACTTACAGGAAGTCAATTAGATAAACTTATGAAATCAATACCAAAAGCGGGCAGTGAACAACTGCCCTCTATTGCGTCCAAATTGCCTAGTAAGGTTGATACAATTACAAGTTTAACAAAACAAGTGGCGAACACAAGCACACGCTTGGCAAACATCGGAGAAGATGCGAAGAAAATTACAGATACTCGTAATCCACTTGAGAAGATTTTAAATCTTACCCCAGACCAAAACTTTATCTTTGACCTCTTTGAAATCATCAATCGTCCTCAACAAGCGTTGTTTGGTGGGATTGAAGCCGGTGTCGAAGGGGGAGATGTTCTAAGTGGAGCCTTAACTGGCTTAACAGGTGAGAATAAAACCTCATTCAAAGATGTGCTTAAAGCCTCAACTGGAAGCGACTTAGGTGATGTCGAAGGACAACTCGACTTCGTTGATGTTGCTGGGCTTGTGGGAGATGTCCTTTTAGACCCTGCTGACTTAGCCTTATTGATGGTAACAGGCGGGGCTTCCATGACGGGCTCAATTGCAAGTGCTGGTTTGGATGTTGGCAAAGGTCTTGAAGCCGGTGCCGATGTTGCAAAAGCAGCCACTGAGTCGGTTGATATTCTTGGCAAAGTACAAGATGTTCTCTTTGGTGAAGGTAAACGCCTTGCCAAAGTTAAGTTTGAAGATTATGTGAGTGCTGTTGTTAGTAGCAAGGCTCGTACGAAACTCGGTCTTGAAGGGGCATCTTTGACAAGCATGACCATGAAGAGTATGGGTGGTGCGATGAAGGGTGTTACCCAATTTAGTGACGCTGCCTTTACCCAAGGATTCAAGATGATTGATGACTCGGGTGAATTAAGTAAAGCCTACGAAGGGCTTAAAAAAGGCATCGAGGGCGTGAAATCAAATGCAGGTCAAGCCATTAAGAAGCAAGTCAGTCTTGCAAATGAGAAATTTAATACCACCATGCTTATGTTGCGTGGTGTGGATACTCGATATATTGATTGGCTTAAGACCTACGCTAAAGAGACTTTGCCTGAAGGTAAACTCTTTGACGATTGGTTTGGCGAACTTAATGTTAAACTCATTGATGTGTATGAAAAGAAATATGGTTCTAAACTCTTGAACCCCGGTGCAGCCTTGGGATTTATGACAAGTCCTACTCACTCGTTGCCTTATGGTAAAAATACCCTAGATGACTTGTTCGAGTTGTTTGGTAGAGATAATATCGAACCCTTTGTATCGGTCAAGAAGTTTAGCAATGGGATTGAATATCTCGAGTTTGATGCTAAGGTCTTCGATGAGGGTTCGTCCCTTGTTAAAGGGTTACGAGATAAGATTAAACAACCTAAGACGGTGTTTGATTCCTCAACTCGTAAAGCCTATGAGAAGACGCTTAAATACTCTGACAGCACCTTGTACGAACAATATCGTGCTAAAGTTGCAAAATATGAATCCACCCTTGATGATGAGGTTGCTAAAAGATTCACAAAGGAAACAGGTCGAGAAGTGTTGCCTACTACCAAGAAGAGTAGTGAGTGGAGAAGTGTTAAAGCCTCCTATGAGGCTGAAATGCTCAACCTAGGTAAGCACCCACAATCTGGTTTAATGGACAACTCGTTTAACGCCAATCGATATAATGTTTGGTTAAGTCCAGATGAACGCAAAGCAGCCTTGGCTGCGATGTCTCCTGAAGATGTGTTAGCCTATAAACAACAAATTAAACTCGGTAAACAACGAGTCTCCTCAGTCGTCACGATTGAGAGCAAACAAGATGCGATTGAACGAGTGTATGTTGAGGGTGACAAATTCCTACGAGACAAAGCACCAATTCGACATAAAGTTGTTGAGACAGAAGCAATGAAAGCAACAGATAAACTAAATGATTTAAACCTAATAGATGATGTATCCGTTAGTGATAACGCTATAACGGTAAACAAAGATGGTAGTATGTCCGTCAATGCTGTTCGCTTTTCTGGCGATACTGGGCTAGAGTCTCCACGAGGATACAACTACTACATGGGACAAAACATGGCAGTTGATGAATCGTACATGACTGAGAGTGCTCTACCTAAGCGATATGGTGGGAGCGTTAAGACCCAGACAACCTTTGAGTTTAATCGTCCATTTGTAGCGTCAAGTAAAAAACTAAGTTGGAACGACGATGTTGTTGATGCTATTAGAGAAAAAGTTCAATACGCTGACAAACTAAAGAGACAAGATGCTTCTCTTTGGAAGTACAATAACTTATTCATATTAAATAAAGGAACGATGAGACAAGCATACAATGAAGATAATATCAAAAAATTCTTAAGTTTATTGAATGATAACATTGACATAAGCAGTGGGTTTGGTAAGTTAGACGCAAAAGATTTTGATGAAATTCTAACTAATTTGAAAAAACTAAGTCCTACATCCCAAGTATCTGGTCAATTATTGGACAACTCATATGTGTACACAACTCTCGATGATGCGTTCCACTTAAAGGTTGTAGAAAAGGCGGGTTATGACGGTGTTATAGGGATTGTAAATAACAAATCTGTTGGAGAGGTCATCGACTTTTCAAAGAATAAAGTAGCCGGAACTCTTGAAGATATGACATTTACTGATAAGTTAAATAGAGCGACTCGTCAAGGGCGTGTGCGTATGGAAGGGTATAAGAACGAAGCCTCTGAAGCCTACATGAACGAATTGCTTGGAAACAAGGTGTTCACGGATGGGGCGGATAAGTTCAAAGACTATCTACACGAAGCCCAAAGAGCCGTTGGATGGAGAGAGTTTGGTGATGATGAAGCCTTGCTCAAAATGTCCTTTGATGGCTATGCAACCCATGGTCTAAACCAATCTGTTAAAGATTCGTTTGAAGCCATTAAGCAAGCACATCCTGAATGGGCAAATAAGATTGACTTCACGGTCTTCATGCCGGGTCGTACTCGTGCATTGTCTGCTCGTCAAACCTTTGGCTCAACCTACGAGACAAACCTCTTCATGAAAGAATGGTATACGGAAATGTTCAAGAAGGAAGATTGGGTCAAAGCCCAATTCAAGGATGCAAGTCCTGAGTTCGTTGATGAGTTAGAAAAATTCTTCACAACGAACAATATGTTGGCTAAAGAGTCGACTGCATCGATGTTCTCCTTTATTGATGAAACATACAGTGCCATTAACAAGAATAATAAATCGAATCAAATGCTCCTTGCAATGTCCTTTGGAGATAGCAAAAAGAGTGGTGCAGCCTTCCAAAACCTATCCTCGAAAGTGGAGGTTCCAACGGGCTACAAACAAATGAACTCAGATGATGTGCGTAACACGATTAGAACGCTTGAGAGCAATATGAAGTTTGCAGGTGAGAACAAACTCACACGAGACCTCGTAGACGACTTGAAAGCCTCGCTTGTAAGTGGAAGACAACCTGTTGTTGAACGCCATATCTACGAAATGCTCAAAACAACCAACGAGATTAAACCAAAAGACGGATTGAAGATTATTGATGCGTTCAATAGTATGTTCAAGGTTGGTAAGACCTTAAACCCAGCGTTTAATGTCAAGAACTTAAGTGGACATATGGTCAACCAATGGCTAGCAGGCGTACCAATGACTTCGATGTTCTCTTATGCAAATCGTGCATGGTCCATGCGTAAATTAATGGCGACCCTCGATGATGCAATTGTTAAAGGTGGGATGGACTCGCTTGATGAGACTCAAAAAGCCTTGTTCCAAACTTACCAAGAGTTCTTGGATGCTGGATTCTTATCTCGTGCGAGTGTCTATGCCTTAAATGACTTAGACCCAAATACACGCTGGACCGACCCAATGAGTTCACAAAAACACTTTACAACATTAACAGATAACTTTGCGACTCGAGGCAATATGCAAGCGAACTTAGTGGTGGATAACACCGCTCGGTTATCGACTTACCTCTATGCCAAAGAACATCCTGAGTTTATTGCGAAGTTAGGGATTGATGTGACTCAACCGGATTCAGCCATGAAAGCCGTTCGACTGGTCCACTTTGACCCTAATGACTTAACCTTCTTTGAAGATGATGTCATGAAGAGATTGATTCCATTCTACACCTTCACTCGTCAAAACATGGCGTTCCAAATCAAGAACCTCACAAGACATAGTGAAAAATATAACAAACTCTTTAAACTTTACAACTCTTGGAACTCAAATGTCATGGACCTTAGTCCTGAAGAGATGCAACAATACCAAAGAGAGCAATTCTACATTCCGGTGTGGAAGAAACAAGATGGTGAGTTCGTGACTGTGAAGTCAAGTATCCCTACGGCTGCCTTAACCGAATTAACATTCGACTTTGGTGGTATGTCCCAAAATGTTGTGTCTAAACTGACTCCACTCTTGCGTGCCCCATTCGAGGCAGCAACCGGTACACAAACCTTCACAGGTCAACCGATTGAGCGTTACGCAGGCGAACTAAGCACTCGTATCCCATTGCCTTACATGACAAAGAGTATGGAGTGGTTGATGAGTCAATCTGGCTTAGATACACCTATTGCAGCCATTGCACAAACCGCTAAGGCTGGATTCGACATTGCTCAAGGTGGAAGTCCTGAAGAGTCTCTATTCAAGGCTACAAGTTTACTCACAAGTATGAATCCTCAAGATACACAAATCTCGAAACTCTACAACGATATTGAAGCGTTGGATGCGAGAATCCAAGTCTTGAAATCAACTGGTGTTGAACTTCCAACTTTAGAAGAGATTGCTCAAAAGACTCAAAGTGATACAACGCTTACAAAATTGAGTGAGTTGACTAAAATCAATGACCTCATCAATAATATAAAAAGGTAGCAATTACGCTACCTTTCTTTTTGTTGAGATGCTTGATATGTTGTTGGAAGTTAAACTCATTTTCTTGAGCAATTTTAACTTTTAATCGTTCGATTACTTCTATGAGTTGGGCATCGTTTGGAACAATAATTGAGTAGTAACTGTTGGGATTCTCCAAGTAGTCCTTCATAGATTGAGCACTTACAACAACCTCTTCTAGGGTTATATACTCATCGGTCATTTCTTTTGCTTTGCTCTCACTGTTGTCACAATTGAGCCGGCTTTTTGATACTTGGTTAAGTCAATCTCAGGATGCTCCATCTCAAGGGCGAGCGTGTCTAATGAACCTGCTCGTTGATAAGATGAAACGCTTAGTGAATACTTGTCGTCTGTATAGGCGAGAGCCTTGTACTTGTTCTTGAAATAGTCCACAATCGTATCTTTCTCATCATCAAGGACTTTGAGTTCACTTGTGAGTTGAGTCAAGCGTTCGAGGTATTCACTATCCTCAATTGGGTCGAAGATGTCATATTGCTCGACAATGATTTTGTTCGAGTATTTTTGAACCAAATCCCAAGGGAAGTCTTCTTTACTTAGGATACCATTAAGGATACCATAGACGGCTTCAACCATTGTAGTGATGTCTTGAATCATATCTTCGTTACGACGAATCACTTTCCAAATAGGTTTACCGTGGAAGAGTCCACCGAGTAAGGCTTGATTCCATCCTCGATGTAATAGGTAGGCTTGGCATTGAAATTCATAACCCTTGTTATTGGTGAATACACCGCTACTTGAGTTTGAAATCTTGTTCTCGACGACTGTATCCTCACCATCTAAGACGGTTTCACCATCCAATTTGATACGCAACTTACCGTCTAAAGCATCTTCTACACCAACATTTCGATTGGTGATTTTGATTTTTAGACGATATTCAAGTACATTTAGGGACGCATCTTCAAGAATGTTCCCTAATTCCATGCGTGCTAAGGCTTCCTCATCGGGTTCATCCTCAATCTCACCCATGTCAATCATGAGTTGCTTGATGGGGTCATTAAATCCACATCCGAAATACGAGCCTAGTGAACTGGCTGCAACTGCAAAGCGTTCTTTATTCGCCATATACACCCTCCTTGAACCCTAAACGGGTTAGCACATGATAGATAAACTCCATGTCACAATCGTTTGTGAATACCAGTCTACCTCTAATTCCACTCTCTTTGTCCTTAAAGTAGACAACTACATCTCCATCACTTGCAATCTCGACTGTATAGGCTTCACTTGGAGCATCCAAGTGCATTAACATATTTAATTTATCTCCGAACATTTGTCATCACTCCTCTCTATGTTTAGTTTGTTCAACACCTCTTCCGTAAACTCAACCTTTCTCAAGGTCATTTTGTATATATCTTCATCAATCGTACCTCGCATAACCATGTGATAGTACATAGGCAACTTCTCTTGCCCGATTCTATCAATGCGTCCCAAGGATTGCTTGTATTCGAGCGAACTCTCAGGCATTGCGTAGTAGATGATGATGTGGCTTTTGAATTGTAGACCGTCGATGGATTCACCGGCAGCATTGTATTGAGCCAATACGACGCTGTAATCATCTCGTTTAATATCATCTGTCTTGTTATTATTCGCTCCATTGAGTGTGATGTAGGTTCGTTTAAGGTCCTCACATACTTTTTGAAGTTGTTTTAACTCGACATTGTACTTATAGAAGATGATAATCGTCTCATCGGTATCTTGTAAGAACTCTTTTACCCATGCGGATTTGATTGTATTGTCCTCATAGATGAGTGTTGTGCCAAACTTATCATGTCCCATAATCACACCGCTTGTCAAGGTCTTCTTGGCAATTCGCATGGCGGATAGGCTCTCAAGATTGAGTCCTTCGTACCAACGCTCCTTGTTCAACTTGATATAGGACTTAGGTTTATCGAAATACTCAACGATATTCTCAGGCTCACCATCCGTGAACTTAGGTACATAGCGTCGTGATACAACGCCGAGTAGATTGTCTAATTCTTGGGTGTTGCGATACCCAATGATTTTCTTGATTGGAAACGCTTGACCGGGGAGTTGTAACTTACGCACAACACAATATCTTTCTTCAAATGCTCTATAAGTCATTTTTAAGTGCCCTAGGAAGGTCAATTGCGTAAAGTAGTCCACATACCCACCGAACTCCTTTTGGGTCGGTGTAGCCGTTAAAATAGCCTTATACGGTGTGAGGGGTCCTAAGCGTAGTACAAAGTTCGTAACTTGCACAGGTGAACGCTTGGTCCCTAACTCCTTAATCTTATGAGATTCGTCCACGATGATGGTCCATGTTCGGTCGATGACTCTAGTCAAACTCTCTAGTTTAGACACAACCTCAAGTGACACGACGACTGCATGTTGAATGAAGTGCGTATTTGAGATGAGTTCGTCCTTAACCTTGGCGGTTGATGTCTTAGGGAATGGAAGCACACTCATCGTGGGCAACATGGTATGAATACTCTCTTTCCACTGCTCAACTACACGAGCCGGGCAAATGACAAGTAGATTCGGTGTACGATTATCAATGGCTTTGAAGAGACTTGTGTAAGTCTTTCCGCTGCCGGTACCCATGAAGAGAGCGATGCTCGGAAGCAACTCAAGTTCATCAAGGATTTGGGTTTGCCAAGTTCTTGGCTTAATTTGAGGGTTTGAATACATGCTTCCACCAACTTTCTCCACCATTTTTAAGACCTTCAATGACGGCTTTCACATCGTCCACACTTGTCACAAGTCCGGCAACGCCTCTAGCCTCAATGATGTCTTGGATGGTTTTGCGTTGTTGCATGGTAGGAGCCCCAACGGAGGTCTTAACTTCAAGACCAACAAACCATCCGTCATAACATACGAGTAAGTCAGGAAACCCCGATAGATTTGAAGCCCCACTCATACGCCAATGTAATATTCTGTTTTGTTTTAAGTAGGCGATAATCTCATCTTGAATCAGGGTCTCATCTTTCTTCATCTAGGGTCGCCACCCATTAAGAAGTTCAAGTAGAACTGGGCTTTCTTTAAGTCCTCATCACCGTTTTTATGGCGTTCTCTTGAGATGTACTTGAGTAAGTTTCCTTTAATGTAGCCTCTAAATTCATCGGGTGTAAGTTGGTCTTTGATGTAATCAATAACCTCAATGGCTCCCGACTTGTAGTGGTTTGGGTGATTAACTTTATCATCCATTGGTCGTTTCTTTGTCAGGAACTTAGTCATACACTCCTGACCACAAAAGGCAGGTACCCCCTTTGTTGGTGTGAAACTTACTTCTTTACCACACTCGGAGCAAAGTGCTTTTCCTGTTGTGGTTGTACTTAATGCGTCTTCAAAATCTTTTGTTGTTGCAAATCCCATTTTAGTCCTCCTTTTCTAGTTTTGTTATCTTCCACTTATGATTGAATGTGCTCCCTGTTCGTAGACCGTATTTTACACCGGACACGCTGATTCCTAAGAATTGTGCAGCCTCATCTCGAGTTCCTACGAACACGGTTGCTTCAACCTCATCAATCTCATGGATGATATATTGCTGTCTTGCTTTTTGATTAAGCATAATACTTCTCTTGTATTTGGGTTAGGCTAACTTGATTAGTCTCGGCACACAAGATGAAGGCTAAGTCACCGGGTGACATTTCCCCACTTACTTGAGGCATTAACTCATTCATTCGAGTGAGATATTCACTCAATTTCTTATCGTCTAAGGGCTCAACACTTATCCAATTCTCTATGATTTGTAGTCGATAGTAATCGTCAATCGTATTGGCTGCGTACTTGACTATTTTATTGACTTTATCGAACTTCATACTATTCCTCCCATTCTTTTTTATCAGCCCAATTCGTGGTTGTGTATTCAACTTCACAAATCATGGGGACCCAAGGAACCTCGGGAACATCATCCATAATTGCTTTTATTTTAGGTACTAAGTGTAACTCATCGTTATGAACTCGAACCACAATTTCATCATGGATAGGCATAACGAATGAACTCTTTGTACCTTCAAGAAGTTTATCAACCTTAATCTCAACTCTCTTAACCATGTCAGCACTCGAGCCTTGTACGACATAGTTGCCTGCTTTATAGAACCACTTGCTTTCCTTCATGTAATAGCGACGACCATAGAGACCTTCAACGAACCCTTGCTTGTGGAGCAAGTTTACAATCCATCTTTGGTAGTCACGAATCTTAGGGAAGGTTGCGTAGTAGGCTTTGTCTAACTTTGTTGCAATCTCTTCACTCACATCGAGTTGCTCAATGATGGCATTAACACCACCTTGATAATTCTTCAAGAAGTTACATACCTTACCTAGTTTGCGATAGTGGCTAAACTCGGGGTGCTTCTTATCTCGATTCAATTCAGGGAAGGCGGTGAATGTTGTCTCAGTATGGACATCCGTAGGGGACCATATCTCGTCCTTATCATCCATCCACTCTCCGCTGTTCCATCTGGCTAAGACTTTCGGGTCTTTATAGTCGAACTCTTCACCGGTCAAGAACGATGTGCACTTGAAGGGCATATACGCTCTAAGTAAAGTTGTATCCCCGACTGAACTTATCAAGGTGTAGTAGGCTTGAACCCTTAACTCTTGTTGGGAGTAATCGAAGAAGTACAAGGTGTACCCTTCATCAGCGATGATGGATTTGCGTGGATGATAGAGTTCGTTTCCGGACTCGTCCTCAAGGGCTTCTTTCGGTTGTTGTTGGAAGTTACTGCTCACACGACCACTTACGGTCCCTGCGAGTTTAATCTCTGGGTACAAGCGTCCCTTCACCATGCGATTCAAAACTCCATCAATGTAGGTGGATAACCACTTATCAACTCTTCGTAGGCGTTTGATTAGGGCAATCACTCGCCCTAACTCACCTTTGTTGTTGACTCGACTTAAGGTTTGAGCATTAACTTTATCCAATAAGATGTTGTATTTTCGAGACAAGAGTTTCTTAATGACTTCGTGTTGCCCAACGGTCAACTCAGACAAGCCGGTGAGTTCTCTTAATTCCTTGTAAAGACTATCTCGATAACTCAACACTCGTTTACGACTAGCGAGCAAATACTCAACATCAATCTTGAATCCGACACGCTCTTGTCGAGCCGTCAATCGAATCAACTCACCTTCTCGCTTAAACACGACAAGGTTTGGGTCGACGGTCTTTAAGGTTGGGATGGCTTTGCCAATCCACTCAAGCATAATCACGATGTCGTCATAGGCGTAGTTTATCATGAGGTTAGGCTTTTCTCGATACACATCGTAGTAGGTTGCATCTCGATACAACTCATCCATGCGTTGAAAGACTTCCTCATATTCACTCACCACATAGGCGACTCTCTTCTTCTTAAACAACTCCCATACTTGGGCGTAGTTGATGTCGGGGAACTCGGCTTTAATCACTTGTTTAGTGACCTTCGAGTTCTTGGCGTTCAACTCTTCAATACGCTTTTTAATAACATCTCCAGCGAACTTTGAACTCTCATCGACATAGAGTTTACCCATGTTTTCTAACCCAATTAGTAACTTCTCATCGGCATAGTTTGTCAAGCGTGCAATCGTTTGACTGTCCACATACTTCACACCATCTGGAATGGGATGACCGTAGTTTATCATCATGTGATAATCGAAGGTGGCATTGTGAGCCATCACCCAATTACACAAGTGCATCATCTTGTACACCAATTGCACAATTTGAGGTCCTAATAAGGTAGTTAAATCTGCACCATACACTCGCTTACCCCACCCAAAACTCATGAAGAATGGGCTGTCAACCATGACATTAAGTCCCGTAGTTTCGGTGTCAAACATCATGATTTTAGGTTGGTCAGCGTCAAATTGTCTTCTAACCTCCACCATATCCTCAAGCGTCTCAATTAACTTTGTGTGATACCCAAACTTTTGGTGCAGGAACATTTTATTTAAATACTCCAACTAAGTTATCGAATGACATGATAAATCGTTTTGCTTCATTAGCATGGGCACGAATACCACAAGTGAGAATCTCACTGTCCATTTCAGCCAACCAAGTCTCATCCGCAAAATTATCTGGGTTGTGCTCGACTTTGAATTGGTAGAGGTAATTGATGCTCATCCCCAAATAGTGTTGGGAGATATGGTAGCGGGTCTCGTTGTAGAGATACCCCATGAAGATAATCTCTTGTTTTCTGCGTTTCGTACCGATGGCGGTCCCATTGATAATCTTGTTATCTTTGTTGAAGATACCAACCAATAGGCTCCAATTACATTGGAACATTTCAGTAAACTTTTGTAACAACTCCATGGCTTGAACCTCCCCGTATTGACGCTCAAGTTGCATTTTATAAGACGCAAGACGCATCTCGAGGATACGAGGATGGTACTTGTATTTTTCTAATCCATCTTTTAGTTTTTGTTCTCTCATATAGCCACTCCTTTCTATAAGTCGTTATCGACTGTGTTGTGTTTTGAAATCATTTGACCATGCACCTTACGCATGATGGTGTTTATCTTCCGAAATTTCTCAGTGGGGTAAACACTTTCCATATCAATTCGTACAAGTTTATATTGGACTAATTGATTGAAGATGGTCCCGAACGCATCCCTATCCTTGCCAGAAATGGCTTGGAGGTTGGCTCGAGTAGTTCTCGATTGGTTCGCTAGGAACTCGACGAGGACCGCATTAGCAGGATATAAGTCTTCAAGAATCGCAACATCTCTATCGTCGTAACTGCTATAACTCTCGTATTCTTGCTTGACTTTATCAAGTTTGAATTGGTGAGATGAATAGTTTAACTCTAGGAAGTTGGTGATGTAGTCGACAATCTCTTTGGTAATGATAACCTTTGTGAAATCTACATCAGTATTCACAAGTAAACTTGCAAGAGCCACACAGAATCGGGCTAACTTCTTGGAGGTCGTGGTACCAAAGATTGGGACATTGCACTCAAATTTTGAATTGAGGTACTCCGCTTTTTCCCAGATATAGCGTTCAACACCTTCTTGAAAGACAACATCTTCGACCTTGCGAGTTGCAACCCATTGGGCTTTATGCACATAGGCTGCCTTTGGGATACATTCGCCCTTTAAATCCATATCGAATGGATTGAAGCGATTATCTCGCTTCGGAGTCAAGATGAACCCATCATAACGAGCGACATCTTCAGCACTCTTGACCAACTCCATAATGGGGATGACCCCATTCGGGAATGAACTCAAGAAGCGAGGATTCCCATTCATATCATTGATGGGGTTTGAAATTGTAATCATGCGTAGTTTGCAAGGGGCTTTGAGTTCGCCACTTGCACGAGTCAATCGAACTTCATTGGATGAGCGTATGTCGGTCATCGTTTTAATGAAATCAGGATGAGCCCCAGAGAACTCTTCTAAGACCGCTAACTTCTTGTGTTGACGAGGGATTGCACCGATGGTGTTTGCCCACGACCCTTCAACCTTGTTTGACCCACCGATTAGACCGACTGTCGTCGAGGTCTTAAGGGATAGGAAGTGTCCAAAGTTGTAGAGGTCAACGAGTTTCGAGGTTGTCTCGGACTTCCCTACTTGAGTGTCCCCAAGCATGAACACATCGAGGGCTCCACGCATGACATCGCCATACTTGAAGTCGAGGATGCTACTAAACACGAGGTCACTCATGAACCATATATTGAAGTCCATATGTTTGGCAACATGGTATTTAGCACTCTCATATAAGCGTCTTATCTTCTCTTCAACTTCACCCTCACTTTGGAATTGTCTAAGCAAATGCTTATTCGGCTCAAAGTCACTTTGGTCATCTTGATGGATGATGTGCATGGCGATGGCGACAATCTTTTGGTTCTTATTCGGGTGAGCAAAGAGTTTGTACTCAATGTCGTATTGTCCACCTACATTCAGTTTATCAAAACTGTATAGGTCGACTGAAATTGCACTTCCATCCGCATCTTTGTCGGTTATGACAGAGCGGTAGACGAACTTCTCATCTCGTTGGGTGATTTGTAGTCCACCTTCCTTTGGAGGAAGATGAAGCATCTCACGCATACGCTCACCGACATTCTTAGCCTTTGCATCAACTTCAATCAAGGAAAGAATTTCACTTACATTGTCGTCGTCTAAGGACCAAAACTTCTTATCACCGGTGTCCATTGCATCCTTGTCTCCAATTGTAACAACCTTCTCGGCTTGAATCACAGTTGGGACAGAGTAGGCTTCAACGAACTCACTTGTAATGGTGACGGTTGAGTTGAGACTCTTCTTTAGAACGCTCTCGCTCATGGCTTGATTGAGGCGAATGTATTTCTTTTCAACCACTTGTTTGACATAAGGTGTCTTGGGCAAGGATAGGAACTCGAACACATCTCCATCATACTTGTGTATGTAGTCGAAGAAGTCTTCTTTATCTTCCTTCACCAATTGACCGATGTCGACGGTGCTAACCGAGTTAGCGAGGTCCACAATGGATTGAGCGATGTGTTGGGCTCCATCTTGTCCGGCTTTGTCGTTGTCATAACAGATGATGACATCTCGACCTTTGAAGGTCGGTAGACAAAACGAATTAGGTAAGGCTCCAGCACCACCCGTTAAACTTATGGCATTGATACCAACTTGGCGTGCCATGAGAGCATCCTTCTCGCCCTCGAATAAATAAGTCACATCTTTATTATTCTTCCATAGGTCGTATGGGAATATCCACCCAGCCTTAGCCCCCTTCTCAGAGGTCATCTTGGCTATTTCTGGTAGTTTTAGTATGTTGTATCGACGAATGTCCATCAAGGTCTTGTCGAAGAAGATTGGGAACGCAAGGGTCACACCTTTGGTAGTGTTGGCTAAGCCAAGTTTGACTTCCTCTATGGTCTCATCCTCAAAGCCTAGAGCGTGAAGAGCATCCAGCATTTTCTGGTCTGCCCACAACTCGGCTTTAAAGGAAATGTCCCAATCTACATCGGCATGGTTTCCTATCTCGGCAAGTAACTTGATGGCTTGTGATATGGGTATCCCCTTAACTTCAGCCATAAATTGCTCTTCGTTGTACCCAATACCACAAACATAACAATGAAACAGACTTTTCTCTACATTTACTTGTGCAGAGGGATGGTCGTCATGGTGGAACGGGCAAGGTACTTTAACCTCACCCGCTTGTCCCTCGAAGTCGACGCTATGGAAGTGTTGTTTGAAAAACTCCATAGGTTCACCTCGTTTCTATACATTCATATCGTCAGAGTCACCACTAGCCTTATTGAATCGTGTAATCTTATTAAAGAACGACTTAACCGTTTTTTCGATGCCCGTTTCAGAGTCCGTCATCGGCTTATCCCAAGATGAGATGTCAACATTGGCACTCACAACGGAGTCTTTCAAGGAAGCAAGGTTGCTCAATTTGATTTGAGGAACACCGAATCCAGCCAACATGTTTGGAATCTCCCAAGGACGATTTGGATGCGTGCTTACTTTGTTGAAAATCCAACGACCTTTATGAGTTCCATCAATGACTTCAAATTTGAGATTGTTCTCATGAATGGTCAAGGATGGCACGAGTGTAATTACATCTTCACCATCGGGTCCTTTGACTTTTTGGAAATGGTCATTGAATGAAATGACTTTCACATTTTTAAGTGTGCGAGGTTTCCAATCCTCAACCCCAATTAACTTTAGGTTGTAAGTTCCCTTTGGAATTGGACTAAAGTCCTTATCACCGAATGAACCAGTCTCAGTTGATGCTCCTACAATTGAATCTAAATCTTGAATTAAATTGCTCATTTAAATTAACCCCGCTTTCTTGTCGACTTCCTTGAGGAAGGCTTGCATGTATGTTTGTGTGATGTAAAATGATTTGATGTTTGAAATCTTCAACGATAATTTCTTGCCTCGACCAAAGGACATGAGGTCGACAATGATAAACGAGAGTCTATCATCGAGTTCCTTGACCAAGTAGTAAGTCGTGGTAGCACCGGCTACGACACGATAGGCGAGGTTATAGTCATCTTGTAAGAACGATTTGAGGGCATTGGCTTCGTCCTTGGACTCGTCAGCCAATAACACATCAAGATATAACTCGTCTTTAACGAGACGACCCTCAAGTTCCTCGGCTTGTTCTGTATTGGTCTCACCAAGTGATTTGATAATTGCACTTAGATATTGCTCACGAACCTCTTTGGCAACTTCAATCATATGCTCTTTGTATAAACCAATCCACATTGGTACTCCGGCATCCCATTGTTGGGTTGCGTAGGTCATCAAGGAGACAATCTCGGTTGGGAATTGTACACAATCTAATTGTGTGACTTCTTTGAGCGGGATACCAAACCACTTGAATTTTTGTTTGACTTCTTTTGTGAGGTATAACTCACTATGCAAGGGGATGTGGAGGTACCCAAATCGTACCTCACCCCCTAGATGTGTATTCTTCTCAGTTAGTAAATGTTTAATGAGCATTATAACCCTGCCCCCTTTCTAAGTCCTTTAAGCATCTTCTCGGGACTTTCTAAAAATCCAATCTTGTGAGCCAAGGTATCAAAATCATCGGTCAACTCAAGTGTGACTGGCTCACCTTTATCATCCATGTACTTGGTACGCAAGACTGCGTTGTAATTTCCAAGTAGGGTGATGAGGGCTTGATTGTCTTTGTTGTCCGCAATCAGTTTGGCTAACTCAATTGCAGGTGTAATTCCTTCGCTCAAGATAGTCTCAACCACATTGGGTGTCACAATCGTCTTCTCGACCAACGCAGGTTTAATGACCTCAGGCTTCTTGTCATCATCGAATTGTGCCTCGGTTTGCTCATATAACTTCCACCCAATGCCGGTCGCTAAAGAAATCACACGAGTCAAGCACCGTTGTTGAGCCTTATTGACCATGTTTTGGTCGTAAACTTTGAGGGCAGAATAGGCTTTGTCTTGAATCGGGTACACCTCACTAAAGGTTTTATTCATGAATCGAATACTAACCTTGACCATATGCGATAGGGTTGTACTTGTTGTCTCCACACCGGCTTGAATCGTCTTGATGAAGCAAGTGTCCGTAAATACATAACCACTAGTCTCGTTTTGCTCCTTAATGATTTTTGCGTCGGGGTCCATTTGATACAATGCACCTACCATCAACGCCCAAGACAAGTAGTCGTCCCCTTTATAGGTTTGTTTCTTAGCCCCTAAAATCTTTTTGGCAATGTCGCTCACCCCGTTGTAGTTGTCTAACCACACTTCTAACCATGTTTTCTCTTTTAAAATCTCACTCATTTTACCACACTCCTTTCATAAGTGTATTCTTATAATACATAAATCTAGTACACTTGTCAATCATTTTCGCCTTACTAAGGCTAAGACTACAAGAAGTGCAAATCCAAACCCATAAAGGAATGGTAAGAGGCTACTCACACCTTCTTCCTCGAGGTCAAGATGGCTAAGGCTAAGATGACCGCACTTGACATTACACATACTTCAAGCAAATTAAAGACTTGCAACAAGAAGAACTCGAATGTTGTCATTTACTATCCTCGTTCAAATCATTTAAGTCGTTATTGTCTTGGAAGTAGGTGTCGACGAGCATCAAACTAAAGGCGTTCCAAATAATGGCACTCAAGTGGTCCTCATCGGTCTTACCTATCCAATACGCCATAGCATGACGGATTAAACTTGCAAAGGTGTGGGACTTCTTTTGACCTTTACGCCAATTATCTTTACCATACTTATCTGCACCCTTACCATAATGTAGACCAACACGACCCATTAAATCCCAAGGGATAAGGTCCATGCTTGGTTTACCGACGGCAGTGTCTCGTACCGCTCCGGTTGAGAACTCAGTCTTTTCACAAGTGTCGATTGGTTTAAAAGATGGACTGTCTACACCTTCATAAGCCAACTCAGACTCTTCACACCAATAACATGTATCGGTTGGGTGTTTATAACCTGTTCTTGAACCGACGCTACCATCATGACCATCAAACTTGTGTCCAAAGTCAACTAAGTATGGTAGTCCAGATTGTATAGGTTCGATAGAGTCAACTTGGACGATACGACCGGACCGACCCTCAGCACGACCTGGACCAACAAAAGATACCGTATCTCCGACCGCAAATTTTAGTCCCTGTGCAGGCTTTTCAACTTTAGTCTCAATTGTTGGCTCTTTTTTAGCCTTAGGCTCTTTTTTAGACTTTGATTTTGACTCTACTAAACCATCAAGCATCTCATCGGTGTAGGACCACAAAGTCCCCTTTACAACATATTTAGAGTCTCGAATAGCCTTAATGGTCACAGTCTTTATCCCCATCATTTTCTCAATAAACACATCTGCTCCATAGTGTTTACCAGGGATTAGACCTTCTTTAACTTTAACCTTATCCCCTACTTTGTATTTACTCATCCTTATCTACCTCACTTTCTCTTTTGATTTTAACCACTTCATCGGGCTTCTTAATCTTGACTCGTTTAGGCAACTCGTCCAACTTCTCATACTCTTCATAATCCTCGTAGTTGTCCCAATGTTGTTTAGTCACTCTAAATCACCCGATGATAGATTTCATTGACTGCAAAGGCATCCACACCGTACAAGAACTCACTAATATAAGCAGTCTCGTTTTGGGTATAGAACTCATCTAAAATCACACCACATAAGGTTGTTAAGTCCTCAATGTCCATTGTTTCTAAGTCGAAGTCAATATCGTCTTTGTCCATCTTGCCTAGGTAGTAGGCAATCGCAATCATATATTCTAGTTTACTCACTTTCATCCTCCTCTTCTTTGGGTAAATCACCATAGCAACTTGTGCATATATATCCATCCTTATAGGCAAGAGCATCCTCGAACCATACATCACACCCGCACTCCGCACACTTGACCGTACGGTCTTCGTAGCAATTGGGGCACATGTAGTCATCCGGGGTCAATTCATATTCACTCATCTCATCTAAATCAAATTTACGCTCACAAATCTCGCAATGCACGAACCGAGTGTCGTCGGTGAAATCGGCATCAAAGTCCATTTACTTCTTCCACCCTAACTCTAGCATTAACTCATCTACATCGAGGGCATAGTCCACTTTAGGGAGTTCATCGTCCGGGAAGGTATGAGCCTTCTTAACGATGTCTTTTAAATTTTCTTGAAATTCACGCCCTACAATTAAGTTCATATGATAACTTGTGGCTAAAGCCTTAATATCTCTCATTTCTTGGTAAGGGTCTTTGCTTTTGTCCACTTGAGTATAGATTTGATAGACCCCTTCACCTAATCTATCGAGGGCAATATCCACTTTTTTGACCAACTCTAATAAATTCTCATACTCCATGTCCATCGTCTCTTTATTTTTAATCATTTTGGTTCCTCTCTTGCACTTGTTTTGTGCTCTATACTACTATTATACTAAACGATTATGTGAATAGTGTGGGATAATTGTGTGATTATTGAGGTTTTTTACCTCCCCAATAGATAAACCCAATCATTAAATTTGATAGGACAAGCAAACCAATTGCTACAATCTCGAGCCCGTTCATTTTTGTTTGCTCCACAAGAGTTCTCTACAATAATCTAAATCTTGATGAAATGCTAGCCCGTTGCATCGAGCAATGCCATAAATCGCAATAACCTCATCACCATATTCAACATATTGGTTAACGATGCGTCCATCCTCGGTCAAGATGAGGTCCTCTTTTGGAAAGAAATTCTCCCCATCCAAAGAGACTAGAGCAACTTCACTGCTTTTTGTGGTGGTGGCAAATAAAACTTCTTGTACACCGTATGCTGAACGCACGACCGCTCCACCTACCTTAATCAAGTCGATTTGGTTGACTTTTGGCTCATCCATTTTGGACTCTTGTTTGGGTTCTTCGACATCGAGTTTGATGTCCTCAACAGAGACCCAAAAGCCGGTTGGTTCAGGTAAGATTACATTGTTCTTATTAAAGCGTCCGTTACCTTCGCCTGTGTGGGTGTAAATTCCAACTCGACCAAAGTCTACAAACACGAATTCTCCTGTGTGAGACTCTTCCATGGGTCTACGAATAATACCTTTAGGGTTGTCCCCTAAGCCAATTTTATACCAACCATTGTAAATAATCTTATCCCCTACTTTGAATGGAGCCCCTTTAGGCTCAACATTAGGTTCTTCACCTTGAGCCAATAAATCTAGTTCATAATCCTCGAACCATAAACAAGTTTCAGTTTTGTTGGTGTATGTGTTCCGACTACCAACCGTCCCATCATGACCATCAAACTTGGGTCCAAGGTCAACGAGATAAGACCTAGCATCAATGCTATCCACAAACACCACCGCCCCTTTACCGTGCTTTGTAGTCACTTTATCCCCTACTTTAAATTGATTTGTTTTCATTTTTGTTCCTCCTTGTTGTTTAGAAAATCTTCGACTTGTGAAATGCTATTACAATGCCCGGCATAGTAGCCAATTCGAGCCAACGCCTCATCAACGGCTTTTTGAAAGTCATAACGCTCCCATGTGCGATTGATAAAGGTTGACTTACCGCGTGCGACCTCAATCCCATCCTTGTACACGATGGCGTGTTGGATGTTATGCTTATTGGTGCTTGTGATTTTTGTTTCAATTGTAAACATGCTCAGTCCTCCTTTGCTTTGAATAAGACAATCTCTTGACCTTTAGACCAATCCCATATCGAGTGTTGATTAAAAGTTGTCCCCATCTTAACCGCCTGCTCGAAGTCATAGATGTGGAAGGACAATTCGACTTGACCTTGATACACACCCACATACACATCCCCGTAGGCTCGTTTACAACGCTCTACCATGTCATTATATAGGTCAGGGCTTAAAGGCTTTCTAGCCTCCTCAAAACTCACTTGGAAGCCCTCATCAAAGGACACCGGTTTAAAGGTCTCACCCACTACACTTGGTCCACTTGAGAGTAGGTCTACAATAGCCGGGATAAATTGGTAAGTACCGTCTTTTAAGAGTCGCTCACCTTGTACACCAACATGCTTAATCATTTTTACAACATTGAAATAATTCACTTTTAGTCCTCCTTTATGTCCTCGTATAGTGTTGTTATAAACTCATCGACTTGCTCATCAATATAATCAAAGCCATCTTCATATCTAATACTTTGGACCAAACCTTGAACGAGGTCCTCAAATTGCGTCTCATATGTTTCCATGGAGTTGTGCGTATTTAGACGATATACTAAGTCCTCACAAGTGCCTTGCTATTCATCATCAAACAAGGAGGACAATAAAATGGGACAATTTAAAGTAGGGGATAAAGTACGGGATACTAAATACAAACCAGGAGCAGTCGGTAAAGTTATGGTGGTGGATTATAAAGATACTTTACCTCGCTTACCCTATCTTGTAGAGTGGGGGACTGATTTTAGCGACAAGGGGACAACAACCTCACTCACTCGCTTTTGGTGGTCTGAGGATGACCTTACATTAGTTGAGGAGCCTAAGCAAGCATTTAAACTCGGTCAAATGGTGCGATTGATAAAGGTTGACTTACCGCGTGCGACCTCAATCCCATCCTTGTACACGATGGCGTGTTGGATGTTATGCTTATTGGTGCTTGTGATTTTTGTTTCAATTGTAAACATGCTCA